TGTAATAGGTTCTTGAATACAGGATGTTGCCAAATATTACGATAACAAATGAAATAACCAGATTTTCTACTCATTTTTAATCCTCTCTTTTCTCTTAAACCACCATCGCCATATAGTTGATCTTGTCATTGAAACAACTGTAAATATTAAAGCAATCTCAATGTTTTCAAATATTGTAGGTCGTAAATCGAAAATTGGAAAAATTAGTAACTGTATTAAAATTGCTAGAAAAAATCCACTACCTACATCTAATATACTTTCTTTTATCTCTTTTTTCATTTTCCTTTACAAAACATATCTAATAAAGATTGTTCCTCTTTTTTTTTTATTTTATCTATTACTTGTTTTAATATCTCTTGCTCTGTTCCATACTTTTGAATAAATAATTTTTTACCCAAATGTATTGAATCTTTATTTGTTCGGTGGTGTCGGCCACATAATGGGATTGTGTCAAAATGTGAGGGTCTCAGGCCCATTCCTGTGTGCTTTCTGATGTGATGTACCTCTGCTGGAGAACCACAACAATAACAATCTAATTCAGATACTTTACGCATCCATTCTTTTTCTTTTTTAGTTGCTACTTTTTTTTTTGCCATACTATCGCAGTTTTCCCATAAGGTGTTTCTCGTCTAATACCACTATCTTCTATTAAACCAAGAATCTGTAGTTCTCTGCATCTTGCACACGCACTAGATAATGGCATTTTCAACTCATCAGCTATTTGATAATTAGTTGAAGCTTCTGTTTTAATATATTCATAAACTTGTTCTCTTTTTGTCAGTTTATCTTTTTTATTATTAAAAGCAGACTTGCTTGTATCTGTATAATTATGGGCTGGGTAATCTAATTCTAATTGTATTTTCATAAAATCTCCCTTTTTTATACAGGGCCATTAAGACCCTGTATATTTATTTAATTAAAATGGTGGTAAGTCATCATCAAAAGAATCATCGGGTTGCTTTCTAGCAACTTCAACCTGTTGTGGTTGGACCTGTGGAATACTTTGACTCATAGGTTTTAAACCATCTACATTTGGTTGAGGTTTATATGGCTTAATCATAATGAAACTCAAAACCATTTGATAATCTCCTTTATCGTATTGTTTTGGATTTTCAATCTGTTGAGTTTTAGCAAACCACTTACCTGTATAACCCTGTTTGACAAAGTTTTGAACTCCCTCTGTCATAAACCATTCGTTTATTTGTGATAGCTTATATTTTTTCTTAGTTAAGCTACAAGTAAATAAACTTTTGGCATCAGCTTTATATTCAAACTTAGGAGATTTATTTCCTGTCGGATTCAAATATAAAGTTAAAGCACAAAAGGGTTGTTTTGATTGTTCTTGGTACATTAATTGCTCCTCTCTTTGTTGTATTCCAAGTTTCTAGCCTTGAAATCTTCTTCTAGGCTATTAAGATATTTACAAGCTTTAAACCCTTTTAAATACTTAGGTTTAATTTGAAATATCCTCATACTCACATCTTTGACAGGCTCTTTTGGAATATTAATAACTGCCAAAAATTCTATTTTCAAATCAGTAGAATCTTCTACTAATTTTTTATAAGTATGAATCTGAATTGGTTGGTCAGGGTAGAAATCTTTAGATGTTTTAAAATCTAATATACCAATCTTACCTTTATATTTAACCAAACAATCCAATGTTCCGCAAACATCAAGTTCTTTTGAATAATATGTTTTCTCTGTTTCAATTACCTTGATTTTTTTACTATCCCAAAACTTCTTAAATTTAACAAACATAATTTTAAGTGGTTCTGTAGTTGGAGTAATAACTTCTTTACCTAAAATATAATCTTCAGCCAAAGAGTGCATATTAGTTCCAATGTGCATAGCATTTTCTTTTATTGATTTAACCCTGTATTTTAAATCATCCATATTTTGTTGGATTTCATCAACAGGTTTTTTATTATGTTTTAGCATTTGTCCTAATGCTTCATAAACACAATTTTCAGCCCACCACATCAAAGCACCTTTTCCGAATCTCTCGCCTATAATTGTGGTAACACCTTTTTTTCTTAATCCATTTACAGTATATCTTGCTCCTCTACCTTTAGGATTAAACTCAATTTGATTGCCATGTTTATCTTTACTTTTGACTATCATTTCCATTCCTCTCTATCTATTTTTCTGTGTAAGAACTTATAACCATTCTCAGTAATTGGTTGAACAAAGTAACCTCTATCACAATCAAAGAACTCACAAAATTTAAGTTCATTTATTACACTTACAGCATTTAATCCTTTTTCATATTTTTGTACTTGCTGAAATGTAACCTTGATTGCTTTGGCAACTTTTGTCTGAGTTAGGCCACGCATTAATCGCATCTTCTTTAATTGCAATCCATAAATCTTTTTCAAAACTTTATCGTTTTGATCTTCTGACACACCAAACATATTTAAACATGGTGGAATCAGATAACTTATTTCTGCAATTTTATCTTGGTTTTTTATTAGCATAAAAAGCCCATTCCTTTCTTTGTTTCTTTGTCAGTTTATTAAATTGCCCTTGCCAACAAGTCCGACAAAGTAAAGACTCATTGTAAAGGGTTTTTCCTACAAACCATGCTAACTTATCTGCATCTTTCTCAAAACATCTTGCACATTGTAAGCTTAGTTTTTTAATTTTTGCTGTTGGTTTAGTCATTACAATCTCCACACTCTCTTTGTTTAATTAAGGACACTATGACCTCTATTTGAAATACAAGTTCTATACATTTTGGGATAATTATATTCAGCTTTAGGTGCTAACCAAAGTACACTAGGTCTTATGTAAAAATTCCAAACATACTTTCCACCCTCAACTAAACTATTAGTATTATCTTTTGCTAAAGTTTTGCAATGATGAAGATCGTTAGTTATTTCTTTTGCTTTATCTTCGGTGAAAGTTCCTGATTTTCCAGCGGTATCAATTATAGGATTATAGGCACACCCATTTAATAGAGTGCAGACGAGTATCGTCATTAAGTACATTTTTTTCATAACTGTTATTTCTCTCTTTTTAAACTAAAGCTGGATGATATTTTACATTGTGTATCTTCCATGCTAAAGCTTTTTTGTTGTACCTTGCTTTCTTTAGCTTTTCCAACAGGTCCTGTTCTCTCACTATCTGCTTGTCGTACTTTGCTTGAAGCTTCGGTAGTTGCTTTTGCATCTTGCTTCTTCTCCTTTACAAAGTTTGCTACTGAATCAACAGTAGTTTTGGGATGAAATACAACCCCAAAATCTTTATACACTTCTTTTAGCAAATTATATGACTTATTTCTAGTGTTAATTGTGAAAATTAATCCATTAGATTTAGACATTATTTACTCTCCTTTTTAACTCTTAGAACATCAATTTTAAGATATGTTAAGTTATCAGCACCTTTCACTTTATTAATATGTACTGATAATATTTCGTCATCTTTTAACTTTGGTGTTTCTATTTCAATTCCTTTATCAATTATGCTTTGAACATAATCTAAATAGGAATTGTTTAGAGATGGATTAGCTTTAGTTATTTTTTTTTCTCCAGCTTCAGATAACTTTTCAATAGCTTCATAATATAATTTATCTCTTAATGTAGTTTTGTTTATTAACATTTTTTACTCCTTTTTAGGTTAATATGCGTATTCCAATATCTGCCTTTAGATAAAACAGATTGTCCTGATTGATTAACAGATTCTATAATTCCATTATCAATCATCTTTTTTATCTGATTTGAAATAGCATTGGTTTTGACCATTTGGTCTTTAGACTTAACATAGTTGATTACTTCAGATTTATACTCTCTCTCCTTATTAACAATAAATTTAACAATATTGTTAAAGATATTTGTTTTAGGATTATTTCCATAATCAATCATGTTATGTTTTTTTAAAAAGCCAAACCACCACTCATCACTATCGGCTGGTGATGTGCTTCTTGGCTTATTAAAAGCTGTTAGTTCAGGATTTAATAAATAGTATGGAACTTTCTCTCCATTAAAATTTACTAAATCATTTTCGTCAATTAAACCTTTAACTTTGTTTGATGGGTAAGCTTTAGCACAAGCTTCTCCTTGTGCTAAATGTAGATCGCTTATTTGTTGATTATCCATTATACATACTCCCATCTACCAGATTTGCCTTTTTCTTTAAATTCTCCAGCTTTAGTAAATTTAATATCAACTTTCATTAATGAGTTATAAAATTTCTCATCAGATTTATTGATATATTTGATTTGATTTTTCTTAGTCATTTTTAAAACTCTTTTTGGTAAAAAAGGTTTTGCAATTTCTAATCTTAAATCATCTCCTTTTAATTTATTTAATTTATTGTAATTTACTTTATCCATTTGCTCTCTCCTTTTGTTTTTGTTCTCTCTTTTGATATTTAGTCCACTCCCAATCAATATCGCTTTGTAATATTTTTTTTAAATATTCATCAGTAGTATTAGATAATCTATCTTTTAATTTTTTTACTTTAAAATCTAATTGTTGTTTCGAAGTAGCAATTAATTTTCCATTTTCATCAATACAATATAAATTTTCAGGACAAACTTTAGTCAAAATCAATCTAGCTTCAAGCATACAAAAAATATATTTATTTTTTATTTCTTTAACAACACCTTTTGAACCTGAACAGTAATTTGGAAATTCTCCAGCTTCAAACGAAACAACTCTAATTGTATCTCCAACTTTTATTTCTATTCCATATTTATCTGTTTTCATTATGATCTCTCCTTTTCATAATATCCCAACCATTCTTTCCAATCTTCTCCGATTTCTTTAAGTGCTTTTTTAACTCTTTTTGCACACTCTGGTCCAATATCCCAACAACCCATTCCACCACCAGCATTTTCAGAAATATCATAATGCGATCTTCTAACTATTGTTTCGGTGTTTCCATTACAAATAATTGTAAAAGAATTTTTATAATGTTTAATACCTTTTCCGCATTGTTGGCAATTACCAATATATTTTTCTGTATTTGATTCCCACTGTTTTTCATTTCTCTCAAACATTTCTCGGCTTACTTTTGTTAAGTCTGCAATATTAACAGTATCAAATTCAACATTATCGTGATTTTTATCTTTTTGTATTTTTAACATTATGCTCTCTCCTTTTAAGTTATTTGTTTTTTTCATAATGTCCTATTATGTTCATAGTTTAAGTTGAATTTCAACCTTTATTTTAACCACATAAAACCTAGCTTATTTGACATTAGATACAACTAAAACGATAAATTATTAACTATTTCGAATCAAAAGCAAATCAGATACAAGGATAAGAGTTATGAAATTTAAAATTTATATGTTAGAGAGATATTAATGCGAAAGCAGTTTAAGTATAATATTTTCATAACATACTTTTAGGTTAGTGTTGGGTTTCTATCTCTCGGAAGCCCAGCACATTAAAAAATTTAGTATGAATAAAAAAATAATTGAAACACTTAAAAAAGAAATCACAAACCTTAAAAATATAATAGACTCCAAAGAAACCGATGTTGAAAGACTCGACTCAATAAATAAAGAACATAAAAAATTAAATGGTAGATTAAGATTAGAAACATCTGAATTAAAATTAGAAAAAATTAATGCAGTTGAAGAAGCTAAAAAAGAAGCTGATAAGCTTATGATAGAAAAAATAAAAAAGTATGAAAAAAAAATAAGACGATTAAAAAATGATGCAAAGGATTTATTAAATTACCCATGATATTTTTTGGCTACCCAATACATAGGAAACATACAAAGACAGTATTTGTAATTTTAATTATTTTAATTGGAATATTTTTAATAATATAAAGGAGAACAAATGGACACAATGAACCTAAATAGTAGAGAGGCTTATAAAAAAATGACAGAAGCAAGTAATGATTGGTCCAAATGGGCTGAGAAAGTTATAATCTTAGACGAGGGAAAAAAAGCAATATTTTCTAAATTATTTTTAAAATACAAGCTTGATACTAAAACAGCTATTGAAGCTGAACATAAAGCTAGAACTGACCCTGAGTATGAAATAATAATTAAAAGTTATGCCCATGCTGAAAGCCAACTTATAAAATCAAAATTAATGTATAACAATCTTGATCGTTACTTATCTGTTAGACAAACAGAAGTAAAACGAGATATAACTCTTGCTGGAAAACAAGATGGATAAAATTCTTTGGGAAATCTATAGCTCCCTCAAAGATAGACCCATAACCGAGAGGCTATGGGTCGCTTTAAGCCACAAGGTATTAAATTAAAAAGGAGAATAACTAGATGTTTTACTTTGTGGCTTAATGCCAAGTGATATTAAAATGTTCTAAATTAGTATCTTTTGTAATCTTCTTTGAATCATACTTATAGGAAATAAGTAATATATCTGAGTTTTGTTTAAAATCATTTATCATTTGATTAAGCTTTGGATGAGTAGGTTTTGTATCAATAAATTTTAAACATACAAAATGGCCATTAGGATGATAAGGGCTTTCTAATTGAAATTCTGCTTCTATGATTACTGCATCTATATCCATAAATACTCATTATTATTTCTTACCATTCCTGAATATTTGAGTACCTTTAATTCCAAAAATACTTCCAACTACTAAAATCCATAAAGTTGAAAACCAAGTCGGAAGTGATGCAAAATGTTCAAAGAAAATTTTTACTTTCTCCATTGCTTCAGGATTGTCACTAAAGACTCCCCATGCCAGCACTATTATGGGCGCACTTAATATTACAAGTACGAACTCGTCCTTAAAATCTGATTGACGAGCTTCTAACAATTTCCCTTGGTAAGCTTCCTCACCGCGGGCCTGTTTTTGTGCATGCAAATATTGTGCGTCTGCCATAGCCATCTGGGATTCTTTTCTTTTCTTGTATATGTGACTTCCAGCGTTAATTGCTAATTTAAGTGCTGAAAAAATTGGAAATGCCATACTTTAATATTTTAACTCCTTTGCTAATTCACAATAATGAATTATTTTATTATAGCGTTCTATATCGCTTTCGCCCTTTTTTCTTCTTACAGCATATTTTACAATATTTCCATCTATAAAATCTAAATTATGTTCTACAATCAATTCTATTGGTTGTGATTTTCCTTTATAATGCTTACCCCCAACTTGCCTTGTAATCGCTGAATTAGACCCCTCTATGTTCGTTTTATATCCACAATTTTTGCACTTTGTCATACTATTTTACCAATCCACTTACTTTTTGAATTTATAACCATTGGGAGCAATCTTGGGATTCCATTTAAAATAATAGCAGAACCCATAATAAATCTTGTTCTAAAATTTCTAGCATAAGCAAAGGCCATGTGTTTTTGTGCCGCCAAACAACCTACATTCATAGCAAAGAATAAAGAATCAGGGTTCGCCCAATAGCTTATTAAGAACTTTGTATGATAATGTCCTTGAACTGCTGACATACCCATTGTTTGAGATACCTTTAAAATATCTGCACTTCTACCATGTGTAAAAAAACATCTTTGTCCATTTGACATAGTTAAAGTTAAATCATCAACCCATTTCCATTTTTTTGTTCCTAGAAATTCTCCATAATCTCTTAAAAATTTTCTACTCATTCCATATTTTAATGCTCGTCTATAAACCAAGCTAGAGTGATTACTTTCTACTTCTACCATTTTTGGAAATATAGATTCTAATTGTTTAATGTATTCTTTTGATCTATCCAATTCATGTCCAGCAGAATATAAATCAGGGTCGTGGGTATGAAGATTAATAGCATGGAAGTCTAATAGATCGCCAATATTGACAATCGTATGAGGTTTAAATTCTTTTTTTATTTCCTTTAAAAATTCAAAGCTATCTTTATGATGATAAGGAATATGTAAATCTGATATTATTAATATTGATTTGTGCATATAATGTTCTTATATGCCATAAGTTGTGTTAATGCAATATTAGTAGGATTACATCTTCTTTTTTTTGTAAGTATAAGATTTTCCTTTTCCTGTCTTACCAGATTTTTTTGGAAGTTTCTTTTTACTTTTATATTTAATTCCTTTTGGCATTTTTTTCTCCTGTTTAAATAAATTATTAAAAACTTCAAGTCCTCTAAAAAACATATTCATTAATTAATAACCTTACCACCAGACCATTTCATTTCAGGTAATCCATTGGAATATTTTTTTCCATCAAAGGTAAGAACTTGTTTTCTATTTGAACCCTCAACATAGGAACAATGAATCCAACCACTATTTTCAATCCATATTGCTACTTGAAGATTAGATACTCCAATGATTTCAAAATCAACTGCTTGTCCTTTTGTATGTTGTGAGGCTTTAGAACTATTTAAAATTTCACAAAGTTTTTCACTACGAAATCCTGATGAAATAATAATTGGTTTATCAAACTTTGCTCTACAAGGTTCTAAAACTGTATAGCATAAATCAGTTAAGTTTTTTATTTCTCCACTACCAGCTTTATTTTCAAGTCCATGTCTAGCCGCAGTCATAGACTTTTCAAATTCTTCTAATTTAAAATGTTTGGAAAGTTGCATTTAAAACCTATTGTAAAAGTTTTTCAATTATGGTTTTGTAGGAAATGTAACAGCTTCAACATCTTCAACAGTAGATAAACCACTTGGTAAATCTCTTAAAGCCTGACGATAATTCGTCATGTCTTGTGTCATGCTTACATCTTGCAAACCATAGAAATCTGTTGCTGATAAAAGACTATTTCTTCGTTGTCTTAAATCTGCAATTGCTCTATCGAATGCACCATCTCTCCATGCTTGTTCCTCTGCATCACGAGCCAATTCTTCTGCTTCTGTGAACTGAACTCTGTTTCCGTTTATGTTATGGTATCTTGGCATTGTTCCTCCTTAATTATGAAATTCCGTATAGTGAAATCTGACCAGCGTCTATGTTGCCTGAAGTCATTTTAAATTGTACTGCATCAATAGCTGAAGTTGTATTTCCATACCCAGCAATAAACCCACTAATACTTCTGTCTCTATATTCAACATAATTAAATGTACTAGTAAAATGTTTAACAAAAACAGTAGAGCTTGGATTAAATAAATATAAATTTCCTACAATACATTCATCGGTGTCGCTTCCTAACATACCAGCTCCAGTAGCTTGAAATCCAGTTCCTTGTGCTATATCTGTAGCAGTATAATAGAATAAATTAGTTTCATCATCAGCTTCTGTGTTGAATGTAAAGAATGTGGTTGTAGTTTTTGTAACATTATAATTACTTCCAGTATCTGTAGAAAAATTAAATGAAAAATCTTTGGCATCTGTTTCTGGATGAATATCTATAAACTTAAACACAAACTCATCATAAGCTGTAAAATCTATGTCATCTGTTCCTTCTACAAAACTTAAATCAGCATCGCCTGAAGCAGTATAGGTTTTAATTAAATTCCAAGTTCCTCCAGCAGAACTAGCTTTAACTAATCCTGTATGCCTACCTGAATTTTGTGCTATTATTCCACTCATTAACTATCACTCAAACCATAAAGTTTGATCTTGCCTCCTTGAATTTCGCCTGAGTTCATTTTGAATTGTATTTCATCTATTGCACTGGTTGTGTTAAAATATCCACCACCATAAAAATCAGAAGCAACATCTACTTGATGTACCATGCTAGATCTAGCCATAAAATGTTTCACAAATGTAGTTGATGATGGATTAAATAGCCAAAGTTCTCCAGATAAAGATTGGTCGTTATCTGCTCCTAACGCATCAGATTCCATTAAATCTTGAAATGCTGTTCCTTCAGCTTGATCTGAAGCTGTTAAATAACCAAGACCAGCATCAGCACCACTTTCATAATGATAAGCTCTATGAGCTGTTGTTGTCATTGTTTCATTATATCCACTACCACCAGCAGCGTTACCTTGAAAGCCAAATGTTTTTGCATCGGTTTCAGGATGAATATTAATAAACTTAAATAAGTAAATAGGATATGTTGAATCAAGAGTAACATCATCAGTACCATCAACGAAAGATAAATCACTATCAGAGCCATCTGAAGTTAAAGTTTTAATCAATGTCCAAGTTCCACCACCACCACCAGCAGACTTAATTAAGCCAGAAGTTCTTCCTACGTTTTGTGCAATTATACCTGTCATGTTGTTATTCCGTAAAGGCAGATGTCTCCAGCGTCTATGTTGTCGCTAGCCATTTTAAATTGAACTCCATCAATAGCGGCTGTGACGTTACAATATCCAGCCACGTAAACTACTAAAGAAACATCACCATCTAACGAACCTTGAGCCTCACATAAAAAATGTTTAACGAAAGTTGTAGAACTAGGATTATATAAATGTAATGTTCCACTTACAGATTGATCGTTGTCTGCTCCTAAACCATTATTATAAATACCTTGAAAACTTGTTGATTGTGCCAAATCATCTCCAGTTCGATAAGTGATCTGTGCCAAATCATCTGCTTCATTATGTTGTGCAAAAAAGTAAGTGGTAGTTTTGGTAGCGTCATAAGCTGAACCACCATCTCTAAATCCTACTGTAAAAGCTGCACCATCTGTTTCTGGATGAATATTATTAAAAGTAAATACATATTCCTTGTAAGTATCATCAAGAACAACGTCATCAGTTCCATCTACGAATGATAAATCTGCATCTCCACTAGCTGTTAATTTTTTAATAAAATTCCATGCACCACCACCAGCTGGTGATTTAATTAATCCAGAATTATCCAGAGTATTCTGTGCAATGATACCGCTCATAAATACTCCTATAATGTTTGATCTAAATAGCTAACTAC